CGCTGGGATTTTCTTCGTTTTCTTGTTTCCTCCCGTCGCCCCCAAGACCTTTGAAACCTGTGTTTTTAAGATCTTGTCTCTCGTTGATAACGCATTGACGTCAGAAATAGCTTTTGCAACCCCCTGAGAACTTGAGAGATCTAATCCTGGTCCACCAGCCCCGTCGTGTCTTTCAAATCGGGTCTTTCCCCCTTTTCTCCCGGGGAACTTATTCGCTATGTATCTTTTTACAAAACCCTTTTTCCCGCCGGTATCGACAACAAGCCGACCTTCTTGGCCTGCTGTGGCGGTTGTCCTTACTGTCGTGAGTGGTTGCATAGTATTAAAAAAGTTTCTTTTTAATGATTTTCCCGGCTCCCCCTAACACCCTTTTTAGGATGTCCGACTTATTCAAGACGGGAGAAACCACCGCCTGAGCTTTTCTGAGGTCAAGTGGAGCAGAAGGGAGCAGAGGAGCAGCCTTCTTTAAGGCCGGAACAATCACGGGTTTGATCCCTCCAACAGACGCTGCAGCCTTCGTCGCCTTTGCTGCTGCATTGGCGGCTTTGGCAGCCTTCCATGTCTTATAGCCCGCATTTCCTGCTTTTAACGCTTTATATCCTTTAAGAGCCGCAACACCACCGATAAAATTTGTTCCGACGTCAAAGGCATCTTTTCCAACTTCCCCCCATGAAGGATCCTTTCCTCCTGGGATCAGTTTCTGAGCGATCTCCTTTCCACCGGTTAGTCCCTCAAGCGTGTCAAGAAACGGACCTCCTCGTCCGTCCCTCGTCATTTTTTTAGCAATATGTTTTTTCTTGAAGTTGTTCATGCTTTTATTATATTCCCGTTCTATTCTTCTTCTTTTTTTGTATTAAGCGAAATAATGTAATTTTCGAGGTCACAGAGGCCGTTTAAGCATCCTTGCGCCCATGAAATGATGTGGGGATCTTTACTTGGGTTCGTGACACGAAGCATGTTATCAACAATGGGCGTTCTCGAGTTTGTATATTTAAGGATAGCCGTGAATTGGCGAGTGGATACCATTCCTTTAAGAATTTCCTCCATCTCTTTCATCGACATCTCTCGAATCTCTTCGTTCACCTCTTTTGTAAAAAATTCACGAAACTCCTTCTTTTCTTTTTCTTCATTGATCGGATCTACCTGGTCTCCTTTGTTCATCTTTTTTTTCATATTATTTATGTACTATTTTTTTTAATAATGATAATTTATGTTCGTCCTTGTAAGGTTTTGGGTCTAGGTCTGGTGGTTCTGCTCTTTTGATCTCTTTTTTCTTTCCTGCAAACTTGTCGAGAGTTTTGTTCAAGATATGATTGTACTCTCGTGGGCTGGCCCCTTGAGATCGAACCTCTTTATTTTCGGTCGGAACGGCGACCTTGTCGTGAGCCTTTTCATACGACATTCCTCTGTCCATTGCCTTTTCTTCCGACGTTTCATGCGCAACTAGAGCTTTTACGACATCAATCTTCTTTCCAGACATGGTCTTTATCTTTTGTGGGACACGATAATCAATATAGACAGTCTTGTTGTCCTTAGAACTTCCAGCTCCGTATGGAACAGCAAATTTTCTGTTTACTTTGACCATGGTTTTTACATTCCTATTGTCTTCTGGGTCTCTTTGGCGATATTGTCGTATTCCTTCGCATAGTTCTTAAAGGCCGCGACAGCACCTTTAACGCCCGCAATCACCTCTTCAAGTGGTTTGCCTTGCGTCTGTGCCATGGCGGCTGTAATAAGCTTCTTGAGAAGATTCTTCTTTTCATCACCGCCAGCTCCAGGCATCGCTGGTTCGGGTGCCGCAAGATCCGTCGAAGGAAGCGACGGTGCTGGTGTCGGAGCCGGAGTCACCTCAGGTGATTTAGGCATCGCGGGAAACGTGGGCATCGGAGGAATCTTTGGTGCTCCGGTGTCATATGTCGAATTCATCGGTTGATTTGTTGGAAACATAAAATTGTTTGTTTATAAGTTTATTGTAACAAAGTTTATTTTTTTCTTGGTTGTAACGAAAGGGCGTTACTAAGGAGAGAGCTCTGGGCGTCATCAGCTGTCTTCTTTAACGAAATTGTCGTGTTAACTCCCGATCCTGCTCCTCTTGCGAATCCTGCCAAATTCGGCATTTTCCCATATCCCGGACCTCCGACCCCCGCTGGTGTTGGCGGGACACCCGGTGACTGAAGAAGATTAACTGGCGAAGACATTTGAGCAAATGGGTTTGCAGCTGGTGCTTCTCCTGGGCGTCTCAACATAGAAAGCGCTCCAGTAAGAGAGGAAGAAGGTGTCTTTATCGGCTGACCGAGGTCTACCTGAGGCTGTTGTCCCGCTCCCATCATTGCCATCATCGCCATCGGATCCATCTTTCCTCCTGAACCACCGCCCTGAGCCATCATTGCTGCAGGGTCCATCTGTGGCTGTTCCTCTTCTTCTCCCTTTAACAGTCCGTCGAGAGACCATCCCCACGGGACGAGAACTCGTGATACCAACTTCTGAGGATCGATAAAAGGAAGGGTGATAAGAAGCTGGAAAAGATCCATATCTTGTTTCTTCTTTATATCATCCTGGCCAGCAATGGACGGAAGGACAGCCGCTCGATAGTCATACTCACCCTTGAGGTCATCTTTCTGAATAAGGGGATAATCTTCTTTTCCGTCTTCTCCGATAATACGTATTGTCATGTCTTCGGTCTGCAACTGCCTCGTCATATCCATCCAGTACCTCAAGACATCAGCGTAAGCATCACCAAGGTGATTAACAAACATACGAACACGCTCAAGAGTCGATTCTCTGAGATGTCGAACTTCGGTAGCGGACGATCCACCTCCACCTTTCCCCATTGAGAAATCATCAACACCCGATGCGTATTGCATGTCGCCCTTGAGGAGCTCTTCTTCTTTGTACGCAGAAGGCTTAATATCCGAGAATTGAATTTCACGGACCCCATTCGGGTCGATAGAATAAATGATACCAAACGGGCGCGTAACCAATTCATCTTTGTTTACATTAGCAAGCGGGTTAACAACCCACATTTTGTGGATAGAAAGAGTCGCCGCATCGAGTCTCTGATTCTTTATAAGATTCAGCATGACCTGAGGACTTTCAAGGATGAGAGGGAGACCATAACCTTCGAACTCTCCGGGGATCTTGAGATAGGTTGCCTCAATGAAGGGGACTTCTTTAAAGTCGTATGGATTCGGCATGAACCCGTCTTTGAAAATAGGAACATAAGAACCTCCAACAACGACTGAGTAGGCGTCATCATAAGGTCTCCACCATTCAAAAACCTCATACATCTTGAGGGTGTTGTCTTGGGTACTGTAGTATTTGTCCGTCCCATATACGGTTCCTGACGCTGAAATCTGCTGAGACTGAGACGATTTTGTATTATAAATGTGGGTCGTTCTTACCTGTGGGCGAATGGCCGCATAGTCAATAAGGTCTCCACCGGGAGCGTTAAGCGCGAGCTGGAGTCTCTCCGGGTCAGCCATCGGGTAACGACGTGCGATCTCCATTCCCGTGAGAACGAAACGCTTAAACCAAAACTGCTTGCTCTTCCTCGCAGTGTTGTGCCAGTCGTACCAAAGGTTGTAGTTATCAATCCATTCACAGTACGGAGCATCGTAAAAGACTTTTTCCTTTTCTTCCCACTTGGGTTTGTGGTTCGAGATATCTTTCGTGTTTAAAAACTTCAGTTTTCGGACATCCTTCTTCCAACTTACCTGAAGGAACCCAGTCCCATAGATCAAGATAGACCGAACAAAGTCCTCCGAAACACCGTCCATTCCCGCCTTCTCCCAGTAAAAATCCATCAACTTCTGTTGCTTCTGAGCCTTCTCTTGAAAATCAGACTTTCTCCCCCTCACAATAAACTCTGGACGTGCATCTAAAATACGTGGAACCATTGTTTCAACAGCCGCCTGCACGTAGGGGACCTGAACATTCGATTGCCACTTTTGAATCTCACGCTGACGGTCACCGCCATACGCAATGTATAGTTTGTAGGACCGGTCAAGTCGAGGCTTAATTATCGTTAAAAAATAGTTTCTTGCATCGTCCCTTTGAAGCCTAAAAAGGCGGTAGAGTTCCACCTCTTTTGGACCGTAGTTTGATGCGCTATAAATGTATCCAGGCCTTTGCATTTTTTTTATAGTTTAGGGGCTTTATGTATTCAGTTTACAACAGTTCATTTTTTAATAAGCAAAATTAATAGGCATATGTTCGGTATAGTCAATCTGCGTCATCTCCATGGTAGGGAGTACTTTAAACCCCTGGAACCCGATAGCAGCTGAAAAGATACAGTCATCGTGGAAAGATTGCTGTGCCACCATGTTTGCCCCGTCATCAAAGGTAAAAGTAAGCATTTCATTCATTGTCTCCTCTGTGTGAATGACTAAACTGCCCTCAGCCAGGGTGTCTCTCAAGTCGTCAATCATTAAAGGCCGAGTGACTTTTGTCGTCTTCCAACCCAGTTTATCTGTCATACTATTACCCATCTTCTCGTAAGATCCTTGGCGAAAATACATATTTGGGTAATAAAGATTTTTCATCGTTGTTACCGTTGTCAGTCCATGGTTGTTTATTTCCACTACCGCCAAAGCATTATTATAGATTCTCCCTATTTTATTGAGAAAGAAGCCGAACCGGTCTGGAGGGACATGCCCCCTCCAATGGGCCACTTCTTCTCCTGTTTTCTTGTCAAAAATCGTGACAACCGAGTAGTCTCCCCCCGTCACGCCCTCGGCCACGTCCACTCCCATGACATAAAGATGATCAGGGCTTGGCTGAAAATACATAACGACCCCATCGTCGTTCTTTACAACAAGATGCTCTACTCCATCCTTGTCTTTATGTTTGTCTCCAACCTTAAGGATCTTTTTACGTAGCTTCTTGACAAGATCAGTACTAAACACGGGACGTCCAGAAGAAAGGAACTCACACCCATATTCCTGGGCAAACTTAGCCGGGTTATTGATACGACGCTTAATCACCTCAATCTCTGTTTCATTGTAGTTCCACCACCATCCATACATCTTCTTGCAATAATCATTCTCCGCTGACCACATTCGGTGGTACAGATTACCGATCGAATTGGGGGTAGATTCGATGATGATTTTACCCGCGTCGATAGGCACGGCCGCCTCGATGGCCAACATTTTCTCGTCGGCTTTTTCCCAGAAGGCTAGTTCGGTGCAAAGAACATTATGGAGTGTGTAACCACGACCCACATTCTCGCTCGAAGGAAGAACGACGATCTTTGACTGAATCGCAGGAAAGGATATCTCGTATTTGCTGTTGTATTGGATTTGTGGCCTGATAGAGTCTGGCATCATTGCGATAAAAGTCTTCACTTTATCAAGAAGTTCCGAGGTAAGGTCTGAGTTGTACCCAATAAGCGCCGTGTTCGTACCGGGAGTAGTGATCGTTCGATGGAAAAGATAAGCGGTAACTGCGGTTGAAAACCCCATTTGTCGTG